CGCCGGTTTTTGAACTCGAAGCCGATCACGAGATAGAAGAAGTTACCGGCCGGAATTATCTTGTATCGCGCTTTCTTTGCCGCTTGTTTGGCTATCAGTTGCGCCATTTCAACGAACGCCCGCGCTTCCGCGTCAAGGTATAGCCGCCCGTTGCGGGAGCGCTTGAAATAGTGGTTAACGGACGGCGGCAGAGCGGGGATTTCAATGATCATTGCTAACTCTCCACGGGGGAATCGTGTTGCAGCACTTCGTCGAGGTCAAACATCGTGGTTTGTTCGCCGGATTTGACAGCTGTTTCGAGATTTAAGCGCGCTTGGTGGTAATACGCTTGCTTGAGTTCAATCCCTACGAATCGTCTTTTCATCCGCACGGACACATACCCCTCCGAACCTATTCCCATAAACGGGCTGAAAACGATATCGCTTTTGTTCGTCCATAGCCGGACGGCTCTTTCTATCACTTCAAGTTGTAGCGGGCAGATGTGCCGTTCGTCCTCATTCTCTCTTGCGGATGTTCTTTGTAGGGTGTTTGACGGGTTTATATCCATCCAAACTGGGCTTGCATATCGTTGCCAAACAGAAACCGGGAACGACTCGTTCGTGTTTGTAACACGTTCGGGATTTTCTCCGGGCTTTCGCATTGTGACAAGATAATCAGGTATTCCTTGCCGGCACATCGCGGCGTCCTTCTTGAGTTGCTTGTGAAGCAAGCCTAACGCTTTTGTCCTTTGCATCGCGGTAACCGGGTCTTTCCAAATTACGACTTCGGAATGATATATCCAGCCGTGTTGGACGAACAAGCGAATCAACTCTCCACGGAAATCCCGAATACCAATCTGCCCGTAGCTTTGTTTTGACATTGGCAGGTTCATACAATGAAAACTCAGCAACCTGCCGGGCTTCGTTATTCTCAGCATCTCGCTAACAAGATATTCGAAATGCGCCACAAATTCGTCATCGCTTCTGCAATTTCCCATGTCGCGTTCGCTGTTTGAATACGTGTAAAGCGACGCAAACGGCGGGCTGAATATCGAATAATGGACCGAGTTGTTTTCTATCCCCTTTATAACCTCAACGGAATCGCCGTTGTATATCGCGTAGTTTGGAGTTATCAACTGATCAAGCACCTGCATATGCGTTTTCCTCCTCCAGCCATTCAGGCGTTATCATCTCAACAGATGGATTGTATTTTGTGCTGTCTCTCTTTGTCTTTTGAATATTTGAGCGAGTGATGTTTTTGGTGTATTCCACCATTCGTTCGATCATATGGATCGCGTCCTTTTCCTTTCTCATTATGTTTTGTTTTATAGCCCCTTCTTCTTCGCTGATAATGAGATGCGCTTGCACGGGTTGCGTTTGCCCGAACCGCCAGCACCGCCTCACCGCTTGGAAATATTGTTCGAACGAATCGCTGATTCCGACAAAAGCCATGTTCCTGCAATGTTGCCAGTTCATCCCGTAGCCGAATACCGTTGGCTTGGTAATCAAGATCGGAACATTCTCTTCCCTCCATTCTTTTTCGAGCTCGACTTTTTGATCGTTTGGGGTGCTCCCTTGTATCGATAAAGCCGATGAGCCAAATCTCTTTTTCAAAAGGTCCTGCTCAATGTTGAGATTGCACCAGATAAGCCATTTATCCTGCGGTTCTCTTCCGATAATGTCAACGCAACGGTCAACCCTTTCAGCTAAACTATCGCGTTTCGCTTGTTGTCTCTCCTGCAACGTGCTCGCTGGGACAGCGAACAGTGTATATTTTTGCTTTGCGGATTCCACAACGTGCTCGTATATGTTTAGCTTCGGCAAGTCGAATCCATTGTCTTCGTATCCCAGGTCGCTCGGTTTTGTGAGCACACAAGCCCAAGAAGCAACCCATTCCCAAAAGTCTTTCTGCGCGTGACCTTTCAATCGCCATTTTTGGGTTTCGCCACCGTCGTGAACGAAAAACATTGCGAGCATTTCTGTTCTGTTCATAACGCCGAGAAATTCCGCGTGGTTCCCCAACTCCATATAATCGTTCGGCGCCGGTGTTGCCGTACACGCGAGCCGATAGGGCGTATTTCCGAATTTGTTTATTATCTGCGTTCTCGTTTTACCGTCAAACGCCTTTAATATGCTCGATTCGTCCAGCACCACGCCGACGAACTCTTTCTCGTCAAAATGATGGAGCATTTCGTAATTCGTGATGTTTACTCCGGGCCGGACGTCTGCCTGTGTTCTGCAAAGCGTTATATCAAGCCCTATTTTATGAGCTTCGCGGACAGTTTGGTTTGATACGGCAAGCGGCGCAAGGATCAGAACATTCCCACCTGTTTTGTTATGCACTTGTTTAGCCCATTCCGTTTGCATAATTGTTTTACCTGTTCCGGTCATCGTGAAAACGGCACATTTCCCTTTTCTCAAAGCCCAACTCGTAATATCCCGCTGAAAATCATACAAAGCCGAATGTATCTCGTCAGGCTCGAATCCGTATTCTTCCGTTTTTATCTTTTTATTTTGCACAAACTCCTCGTATGTCATTTTGGACTCTCCTTTCTTCCTCCCAACTCTTTAAGCGCTTTCTTACCAGTGAGTTGTGCCATGAGGTTGTTCACGAACGCCTTAGCAATCGGATTGTCGGACGCGGCCGCGACCTTCTCCCGTTGCGCGAAGCTGCCGTATATCCGCATAAAGTGCGCGCGGGTCGGCATCAGCGTGTTCTCCGTGAGGTCGCATAGCGTTCCCCAGCCGATGGAGTTCTTCGCCGCTTCCAGCTTCCAATCATCGTATGTTGGCTCGGAGTAGTAACCATATCGCGAGATATCGCGGTACACGATACCCCACGCTTCCTCTGCGCTGAGCTCCGGGTGTTGCTGTTCGCGCATCGCGTTCACGCGTTCCCACAGGTCGGCGGGTACGGGGGCGTATTTGCTCGTTCTTACATAATCATCCACCGCGGCTTTGAGTTCATCATCCGTCATATCGTTCAGCACGGAGTACCACGCTTTGAGCACTTCTTTGTTGCTCGTAATGCCGCGGAGCTTTTCGTAAACGGTTCCGAGCAGCATCATTGCCTCGGTGAACACTTGCTTACTTAACGCCATTCTTTATCGCCTCCTCGGCTTGCGCTTCTTCCCAAAACGCTTTGAGCCCTGCGAATCTTTGTTCGTTAGCATTGCGGTTATCGTAGTTGCCTTCTAAGATTTTTTGAAGATTGGCGGGCTTAAATATCCAGTCGAAGCCTGCTTTGAACGTGTTTGCTCGCCCGGAAAGAAAATCGGAATCCTGAACCTTATAAAACAAGTCGTGAAAGAACCCGATGTCGGGATGTTCCTTCCAGCGAGATGCAATACAATCACGCCGGGATTTCGCCCAATCTTTTGGTTCCTGGATTTTGGGAAGTGATGAGCAGATAGATAAGAACATTTCGTAGATATCCTGATAAGGCGTCGGGTTTGATTTCGGTTTTGGAGAAGAGCGTTTTTTCGGCTCGATGCACGTTATATTTTCTTCTAATTCTTTAGAATCTTTCTCATCTAAAGAATTAGAAGAAAAAGTCTGTTCTGTTCTTATCTCTTCTGTTCTATTCTTATATAAGCTAACGTTTATACTATCGTTTATACTATCGTTTATACTATCGTTTATACTATCGTTTATACTATCGTTTGTACCCCTCTTTTTATAGTATAACGATTCCCCGTTGTTGTTTATACTATCCTTTATACCCTCTTTTTGATAGTATAAGAGCGTATACTTTCCGGCTTTTCTTTGAGTTCCTTTTGAATAAGCAAGCAATCCACTATCGACTAACCTTTGCCGCGCACGAATTACAGAAGGCTCTGTGGCCCCTAACTCGGCGACGAACCGGCTGTTTGGGACGGATAGAACCTTTCTCCAGCCCGAACGGTTAAACAAATCGAGTATCTTGAAGTACATATGCACCTCAAGATGGGAGAAATGGAATTCCAAATCCATCTGCCAGAACCGATTAACAAGGTCGATGTAGGTCATTTTTATCACCTAATTCTGGTATTCAAATTTTATCCGCATAAGTGCCACCAGCTCCTAATAATAGATAGCGCCCCTCATAGGCGAGAGGCGCGTTGTTTGTCTATTCGGTTACCGCCGGTTCCGGTTCGGCTGGTGTAGTCGTGATATCAACCCAATCGGTTTCGTCAGCGGCCGCGAACACATCTTCGTATTCTTTTTTGGTTGTTTCATCTTGAGTCATCGAGCGTTGGATTTCCGTGGAGAGTGGGAGATACTTCGCAAGTTGCTTAATCACGGTCTTCTTTGCCATCGCGTCGTAATCGGTCGCCCAGGGGCCGTAGTCGGGGCTCTTGGAACGTTTGCGGTACTTGTCGATATCTTGCACGCTCATCACGAGGAATGAGAAACCACCGTCTTTGAACTTCGCGATCGCGTAGTAACAATAAGCCGCGCCGCGGTTCTCCAGCGCCGGGCGGTGCATCAGCTTCGGCGTAAGTCCATATTCGTACTCGAAGGCATCGCCTCGACACACCTCGTGGACGTCGAGGGTTTGGAGCTCGCCGGAACGCCGTACTAAATCAATATATCCCTTATACCCAATTTGGAACTGCACTTCCGTCGATTTGGTTTTGTTGTTGTAGTACGGGATGAGATACGCGTGCCCGAGGATGCCGGGTTCGAGGCCGAGCTGCGCGGATAGCATCAACGCGCCCAGTAGCGATTGCGAGGAACATTCCAAAAGTTTGGGATTCTTCCTAATTTCGGTCATCGCCACCCGTAATAGGTGGTCGCTCTTGATGTGTTGTGGGAGAACCTTCGCAATCTCAGGCGCCATCCGCTTGAATAAATCTTGGATATTCTGATAAGGGCTTACCGCTCTGCTTTGCGCCGGCTTGATAGCTGCGGGCGCCGCGCTTCCGGTTCCCGCTGTTACCACCTGCGGGTCGAGCTTCGGAGCTTGAATAATCCTCTCTTTAATCCCGTTCATCTTTGCATCCGTCATACCGTTTCCTCCTTCACGGTGAATCGCCGTGATTGCGATTCTTTTATGTACTGGCTATATAAATCCGGGTTGGTTTTTTCGAATAGTTTCGTATCGAATCGTTTTGATACCACGTTCTTCCAGCTTACGGTAAAGCGCCCCACGCGAGCGCGTTCGGCATCTTTCATCGCGTCCTTAATCTGGTTCTCGAGATAATCTTGCGATATCTCAAGCTCTTTGATACGAGCTTTCACATCGGTGAGTTGTTCGATGATATCCGCTAATTGCGGGGGGAGTTCGATGCTCGTCCCGGCGGTTGCATCCGGGTATAACCGATTCATAATATCGCCGTGGAGTTCCGCTTTTGATTCGGAGATTTGCGGTGGTGTTTCCGTTTCGACGCAATCCCAAAACGCCCGTTCGCGTTCAACCATCATCGCGATAAGCTCCTCATCTCTCGCGATTTCCTTCCACGCGAACCGGTTCCCTCCGATGAGCACGGCGAAGTAAGCCTTTTCCGCACCGGTTACGGCAAGGTAGTGCATCACCTGAATCACGTATTCCGCCGGGATATCGTCCCCTTCCCATTCCTTCGCGTTCCACGCGCCCGTGGTTTTGCACTCGAGGATTGCGTTCTCTCCTACCACGCGGCGGTCGATGTTTGCAATCATATGCTCGTGCTCGGGATGAATCAGGATGCGATTCACGCGTTGCACTTTCTTCCCCGTTCGTTTGGTGAACTCATCGGCGACGATGGCTTCGAGCACATTACCCCAGTAAGCGGCTTCCCCCGCTTCGGGCTGCTCGATTTCACCGGCTTTCTCTAGGTAGAGCTGGAGCGGTGATTTCCAACGAGATACGCCGATTGCCGCGGCCGCATCGGATCCCCCAATGCCTTTCATCCTTGCCTCTTTCCATTCCTCGTATGTCATCTCTAACGTTCTAGCACTCACTTGCATCTTCATAAGATTCAACCTCCTCCTCTTCTCCATAAAATTCTTTCACAATCTCGTCGAACTTCACGCCGAGCGCGTATGCAATGCGGACCGCGGTTTCGTACGATACGCGGCCGCCGCCTTCGGCTTTGCTGATCGTGGCTCCGCTTAGCTGCGCCTTTGCCATCAAATCCAGTTGCGTCATCCCGAGTTCGCGCCGGCGCTTTTTAACACCTTTGAGGATAAAACCCATATCCTCCGGTTCGACGCCATCTCGGATGTACTTATTGACAGGCGTATGCTTCTCAGGCAACCCTTCCACGGCGCCAATCGCGACGTACCTACCGAATGTGAGCAACAGCTGGCCGACATTTATGCGAGTTGGAAACATCGTCCCTCCTTTAGCTGTGTAAGTGTCCCCTTCTGGGGCGGGCTCCCTGTGTGCGTCATCATCGATCTAAGAGAGATTACAGATTTCATCCGTTGTGCCGTTACTCCCCGGGGCGCTCCGAACCGGAGAGGGAGAGAGCCCGACGGTATCACC